CAAACTCACCATAACTTTTTTATTTTAAATTAACAAGGTAAATATACAAAAAATTATTTGTATCTCCTAATTATTTTGATTTTACTACTAAATTCTCGAAAATATCTTTTACCCAATATTGGGGATTTCTGATTAGTCTTTCTAATCCATCTTCCTCAGCCATAAGTAAAAATAACTCCGTATTGAAATTGAGTTGGGTTTCTTTAATAGTATCTCTTACGTATTTTTTCCCCTCTTCATCCATTAATGGGTTAGTTAAATCCATTATTTTATAGTTTAATTTTAACTGCTCGAAGTCTTGGAGAAATCTAGCGTAAATTAAGTGTTCTTTAAATTTACCTTCACAAATTTCATGTAAATCATCCATTGTTAATTTTTTCTCTTGTAGCTCAGGGAATAATTTAAATAATTTTTTCTTACCTAAGCCTTTAACTCCTGGTACTTCATCTGATTGATCACCAAGTAGGGTTTTATATAAAATAAAATTACTAATAGGTAGTTTAAATGTTTCTTCTACTTCAACTGTAGTGTAGAATTTTTTAATTATTGGGGAATATACAATGATATTTTCTCTCACTAATTGTATGAAGTCTTTATCAGAAGACACAATAAAACATTTATTATTCTTATCCTTTGCTAGGATAGTACTCAAGTATGATATAACGTCATCAGCTTCAGTATTATCTAGAATTAGAGTCTTTACGGGGAGTAATTTTAAATACTGAACTATGCGAGCTATTTGACCGAATTTGGCTTCATCCTCAGATTCTTTAGTATCAAATATTTCTTTATTAATTATCCCAGCGTTGTCTCTATTTGATTTATATTCAGGAAGGAGATTTTTCCTACTTGTTGAGGAATTTACTCCATCAAATACTATGTAAACTTTAGTTGGGAAAGTTTTATTTATTAATGTTCCCAAGGATCTTAAAAATCCTCCTAATCCCCCAATATGTGTATTACTGGAGAGATCAACAGTATTAGTCATAGAGAATACTCTAAAGAAGAGATTGAATCCATCAATTATCAGAATTCTTTCTTCTTCTTGAGTATCTTCATTTTCTGTTATGTTGTCTAGTAAATTTAATAAATTTTTCTTCATTAAGGTTTTTCTTCTGCTTCAAATAAATTATCCATCCCATTACTTTTTTCTTCCCACTCACTAGAGTCTTCAACAATATCATAGTTACCTTTTCCTAAAATACCAACCCACTCATTAGAGTATTCCTCTTTATAGGATTTTACAGCAGCTGTGTCATCATTTATAAAACCATGAGCAGTACTGATTATAGTTCCTGTTGTAGTGACTCCATTAATGTGGTTTTTATCACAAGCTATTTTAGTTCTTAAGGCAAATTCTACTTTCTTTTTGTCTTTAGTAGCAGATATTTTTGAGGTTCCTGAGTTAGTTACATTTCCAAATGTAAAGCATAAGGAGCTGTCATAAAACATTGTATCACCTCCCTTATTAGTCATTCTAGGTTGGGAAAATGGTGTTAATGCAGGTTGAATCCCAGATTTATTAACAATGAATAATGTATTAGTATATTTAGAACTTTCTTTGCGGGACATTGATATTTTCTGATTGATGAAATTACCAAATTGAGTAGCCATTGCCCCACTATTCCACATGGGATTATTGGCTCCTTTTTCAACAGACATTCTACAAGGAATAGTTCCTACAGAATCCCAAATAAATAGCAAATCATGAGGTAAATTACCCTTTTTCTGCTCTGCTAATAAGTCAGCTATAAATGAAGCTATGTCTTCTATTGAATTTAGAGTACTCATGTCTTTGTAAAGGAAAAATCCATCATGTCCTTCAATTTCACCTGTAGATTTATCTACAACGTCTTCAATTTGAAATCCTAAGGTTTTCCAAAACGCCCAAGAGTGTTTCATCTCGGTAATTATTATAACAGGGAGTATTCCCATTTTCTGGGCATTGACAGCTAATTCAACTGCCATTGTAGATTTCCCAGTATTACTTCTACCCCTTACCATCACAACATGCCCCTGAGGGCATCCTGGGAGGGAAAGGGTATCTTGTAAGGCTGGTGAGAAAGGAATCCACTTTTGCTCTTTAAATTTAAGGTTTGAGGATAATCCTTTTTTATCTTTAAAGTTCGAAAGACTAAATTTAGATTTAATTTCTTTATCTACAGCTTCCGAAAGTGATTTTTTAGTTCTCGCCATATGTTAGTTTATATTAAATAGATAAATTGCCAGTTTTACTATCATTTCCAAATAAATCATCGAATTTATCTGCTTTTGTTTTCTTAACGTTTAGGGAGTAATTTTCTGGGCTTGTTTCTGTAGTGGTTGGGGTAGATGTCTCTTCATCATCTTCTTCGGGATTAAGCCAATCTTGTAGAAAGCCTTTAATCTCATCGAATGAGTATTTTTTGAATACCCCTGTTGGGTCTGGTTGGTCTTCTAACCAAGTTTTAATATTAGTTTCATTGTCAGATAAGTTGCTTACCTTCATTGAAGGACTTACAGTAGTTTTGTTAAATTTAGTTCCAGTTACTTCTGGTCCTACTGTGGTTAGTTTTATGTCTCTACCATCTGCTACATCAGTGTAATCACCAATTTCTTCATCAGCAGCCATATTTAGAAAGTCTTGGTAAACCAATTTTCCAAATTGCCATAATTTAACACCTTCTTCTTCCTCACCTCTTACAATGATAGGAGCGAATATACGTGTTTTAGGGTCTAACTTCTTAGCAAGTTTCCAATTTTCACTTGAGCTTTCTTTACGAAGTTCTTTTGCAAACGCCATAATTGGGTCTTTTTCACCCCAATTAGCAGGAGAAGCTAATGTTTTACCTATAATGTCATAGTAAAATAACATCTCAGTAAAGGGCATGTCGTCATTAAATTTTGAGGGGAGAACTCTTATAACCTGTTTTCCAACAGAAGGAGACCAAAAGATATTCTTTTTATTATCATCCCTCTCGTACTTTTGAGAGTTTAAGCTCTCTAGTTTTGCTTTAATAGCATTTAAATCCATAGAATAATTATTTAAATTGTTTAATAATAGTTTTTTATATTTTATTTACAGGGGTAAATATACGAACAATATTTGGGGGAGCCAAATATTTCTATTAAACTTCTACAATTCTGTAGAGTTTAGTATTAAGTTGCTTCAATTGGGAGTCTTGGGTTAGCATAATACTATTTTTGTAGTTGCCCCAAGATACTGGGAAATTAGTGTCTATAACTCCTTGATTACATGAGCGAATTATTTCATTTAATGCATTTAATGAATATAATACGTTATGTTGTTTTTTGCGGTGTACTAAAATTGTATTGTTGGGAATTGTGTTTGAATTGCCTTGTTCTATATTGTAAGTACAAGCATACTCATCACTTCCTTTAATTTCTAATACGAAGATTTTTTTATACATGATATCGTACTTGCGAGTCAAGTTATTGAGTAGAGCATCTAAATCTTCATGAGATGAGAAAGTGCAAAGTAGTCTATTGTTCATGTTTTGAAAATCAATTGATTCATAACTATTGTCATGGTTATACATATTGAATAATTCTGTCTCTTTCATAACTATTTAATTTTTTTGTAGTTTAACCCTTCTTTTTGGGTGATTTTAAATCCGTTTTTATTATAAATTTGTTTAATTTCATTTAGTAATTCTGTTTCTGTGTTATCAAAATCCAATAATATCGCATCGTAAGAGTATAATATTATTTTAGTATTATGATGTCTTAATAAATTTAATACTTCCCAAACAATAGAAACATGATAAGCAGTCTCAAGTGTTTGTAGGTAATAATTTAGTAGTTTTTGTGGGGACATATTAGTTAATTTGTCCTTATAGAATTTATGCCCTGATATGGGACATTCTAAATATCCTTCATTTTGATATAACATCCATAATTTATCTGTGAATGTTTGGACTTGTTTGAAGAATTCTAAGTCTTTATATTCTTTAAATATTCCTCCATAGATTTGTTTAAATGTAATTTCTTTACCTTTTTTATAATCCACCCCATATAATGAAGCTAACTCCGCATGTATATCTGGAGTGGGGAATTCATACTCTATGTGTTTAAGTAGTATTGAGGGGTGGAAGGCACTAATGTCTATTTCTATTAATTTATCATTATCAGGTATAAAACATTCTCTATCGTTAGTTTTCTTATTAAGTGAAGCATAATTTACCCCATTGAAGGCATTTGAAGGACGTGTTGTAGTGGTTTTGAAATTATAGTGAGTAAAGGCATAATCTAAATTTATTGGGTGGAATGTCTCCTCAAATAATTCTTTGTTTACTTTAATACCATTTCTTTCAATAATATTAAATACAGTTGAGGCTGTGTAGTTGTAGAATTCATTAAGTGGGATGTTTTTATTGTCTTTTACTGATTGGAAGAGATTCTCACAGTATTCATAATGTTTTGAGATTGGGACTATTCTATTAATGTCTCTTTTATCTTGTGCTATTTGTTTTTTGAATCTATGGAATTTTTGTAAGTCTTCTGTGGT